AGCAGAAGACGGCATACGAGATAGTTGTGCGTGACTGGAGTTCAGACGTGTGCTCTTCCGATCTTTGACAATGTTATTCCAAAAGATTATTCTGATCATATTAAAAATTTAATGACAGGATGGGAGTTTGGTTGGGTGTTTAATCAAACAATGGTATCACCCGATGCAGAACTACAGGGCGAAAGTAATCATGCAGGATTTAATCACTTCTTTTATGAAAACCAACAAGCTGCTAGTCAACACTTTAACTTCTTATATCCGCTTGTTTTAAGCGTTACTAGTGCGTCTAAGACGCCGTATAACAGGCTTATACGTATGCGGGCTAACTTGACCCTACCTAATAAAACAAGCACGTTAGACCACCATATGCCGCACATAGATAGCTTCTTTGAGCATTGGAATGCAATTTACTATGTCAACGATAGTGACGGTGACACAGTTATCTTTAATGAAACAAACGATGATTACGATGCAGGCAAAGATGATATTATGCGTATTCAATCAAATAAGTTTACAGTTAAACAACGCATTGAACCTAAGCAAGGTAGAGTAGTTGTGTTTCCAGGCAAGTATTATCATAGTAGTAGCTTTGCTAAAGATTCAAATTATAGATGTGTTATTAACATGAATTTAGATAGGGTACAGCTAACATGAGCGAATACTACTTACATGAAAGTCAATATATAATTGATAATAAGACTCAGATTTTCGATCATTTAGATAATGCACACAGGAATTTTCATAAACTATTTCCATCTAGCAACGACTCAACTTGGTCATACAATTTATATAATGTATTTGCATTAACTGCTCCTTCAACAATTTTTCACGGCATCTATAAAGAACTAGGAACATTTGTTAAAAGTCATTTAGGTAACGAACGACCATTATGGATACAAGCGTGGCTGAACTATCATAAGCATGACGAGTGTTTAACACGCCACGGTCATGAATTTGATTACCACGGGTACATTAGTATTGACCCAAAGAAAACAAATACTGTTTTTGATAATTGGACAATTGAAAACAAGCCAGGCCAAATATACTTTGGTCCTGGCAATGCAATGCATGAAGTTCAAGTGTTAGAACCGTATGAAGGATATCGTACAACTATAGGATTTGACGTACACACTATACCAAATAGTCCTTTGTATAGAAACTACGAAGAACGTCCGTTTGGAAATATGGGGTTAATGCCATTACTATGATTGAAGATTATAAAATTATTAAAGGCGCAGTATCAAAAGAACTTTGCGATTTTCTAGCATTAGAATATGAAATGATGGAAAAAGTTTGCAACGTATTGTATTCTGGTGCTGACTTGTCTGATCTTTGTGAAAACACTTTTGCAAGATACGCTCCGTTAATGTTTGAAACATTAATGGTAAAACTAAATCCTTTGGTTGCAAAAGAATGGGGCAGTGAGTTAGTACCAGTATACTCTTATGCTAGAATATACTATAAAGGTTCTGAGTTACAAAAACACTTTGATCGTCAAAGTTCAGAAGTATCAGTATCAGTAGCTATATCAAAAGAAGATATTACTTGGCCGTTTTACATTAAAAACAAAGAAGGTACTGTACACGAAATTAATTTAGAAGTTGGTGATATTGTAATTTATAGTGGGCGTAGACACGAACACTGGAGAGATCCATACAAAGGTAATAAAGTAATTCAAGCATTTTTACAATATGTCAATCCCACAGGTCCGTATGCACATTTAAAATGGGATACGAAACCTGCACTAGGATTGCCTGCTGAGTACGTTCGTCAAGAAATAAAAGACGAAGTACAGAGCGTTAAAGATATGCTGGGGTTTAAGCGATAACTAGTCGCTAACTTTTGTAGGCCCAGCAACGATTCTAGCTGGTGTGTGACGCTCTTCAAAGATTTTTGCTGCTTCTTCTTTGTTTTTTGCTTCACATGTATCTTGAGTAATTGGCGATTTGCCAGCTTCTACTCTAATAATCATTTTGTAAGTTGCCATAATATAACTCCTATATCTTTATTTATCAATATTCTGCACCCATTCGTCGATTGTCCAGAATGGAGCTACAAGTTCTTTGTAGCGGTTTACGTTAGTATTTAGCACTTGTTTGCCAATATCTAATTTATCTGCAAATGCGTGTGTAAAGTATGTACTATCAAATATATCTAATCCTTGGATAACTTGCATCCATGCAGCCGGCGAGTAACCGTTAAAAACTGGCTCAACAGGCGAGTGGCCTTTCCAAAACATTTCCCATTGTTCTAATTTTTGTTTTAGAGATTCTGGAATACGCTCTTGGTCGTGCATATGACTTAACCAAAAGTCTGTGTCGCTTCGGTTTCCTCTAAAATGTAGTGCAATGAAATCTTTAATATCGTCATATACAATTGATATTCTATGATTAAATCGTTCTTGGAATGCAGTATGATCCCTTCTATTGGGGTCCCATAAGTCTTGTAATGCAAATAAACTTTCACAAATGACTGCAATGCCGTTTGCTTCTAATGGCTCTAAAAACCCACTACTAAGACCAATTGCTATAACATTTTTATTCCAACTTGTATCCATAACACTTGGTGTATACGTAAATGATGCAACTGGCTCAATATGATCTCCACATACACTACGTGCTTCTTCTAGTGCTTGATCAGGTGTTAAGTAGTTTGGATCAAATATGTATCCGTTTCCTGATCTATGTTGTAAATTAATATTCCAGCGCCACCCGTATTTCATTGCAGTTGCATTAGTAGTTGGTGAATATTTTGGTTCGTCCCACCACGCAATTACTGACCTATGTGTAAAGTAATTAGAATAGTCATGCTCTTTAGTTTTTAGTTTTTTACCAATAAGCAGTCTTGCAAATCCAGAACAATCTATAAACCATTCTGCATTAATTTCTCGGTTGTCATCTAACACTAATGATGTTAAGTTACCATTGCTATCTTGTGTTGCATCAACATATGTGCCTTCTGTTAAATTAATATTACGTTGTAATGCAATAGATTTTAAATATGCTGCTGTTGCTCTACTTTCGTTATGCCACATTGAAATAATAGGCAATTCAGATTTACTTGCACCAAACGGAACTTTGTTTTCTTTAATAAAATAATTTGAATAAAACGCATCTGCTAACGGTATATTGTTTCCTAGTAAAGTAGCTTGATACAGATCTTTTTGTCTTTCGGCTACCATAATATTTTTTAATTGGCCAAGAGATACGTCTTTAACAGTTTTATTAGTATCAGTCCAGCCGTCTAACCAAGGTGCATAATCAGTTTGTAAACAATGTATGAATTCACTACCAACACCGCTCCAGTCTTTAAAGCTACCACCTAGCTTAGGAGTAGATTTTGTGTGTTTAACAAAGTCGTTAAAATCAATATCAAGCACATTTAACAGTTCAACAAATGTAGTAGTGCCGCTTTCGCCTGCAATGATAGGAGGTTTATTGGGATCTTCTACTACAGTAATCTGCATAGATGGAAACTTTTTTCTAACAACTAATGCAGTTAGCCAACCTGCAACGCCGCCACCAAGTATAACAAGATTAGAGGCTGATTGTGGTTTCAAGATATCTCTCCTTTAGTATGTTTAGTGCTTCTCTATGAGTATAAACTGTCCCTTCATTAGGACGGTCAGCAGTACCTTCATGTATAACTCTTGAAATCTGATCGTTGTGTACACTAGCAAAATTAGTGTTCCAAAAAGATTTAATAGATGCATAATCAAACATGTGTAAGCCGTGCATAACTTGTAACCAATTTAAAAAACTAAACATTGTCATAGGCTCTGCAAAATAGCTTGGACTTACAAATGTTTGCTTAAAGGTACCAAGAGTATCTTTATTGAAATCAGTTAGTTCAATATTTTGATTACACCACTTCCAAAACTCGCTGTCGTTTCTTTTAGTAACATAATGAATTTGAATAAAATCAATAATGTTAGTAGCAACTTTATTCATTCTGTTGTTAAATGTTTTTACTAATGCACTAGATGAATCTTTTCGATAGTATGCAAGTGATCCCACTAACAGAAACGTTTGCTGGATAGTTGATCCAATCGAACTTGCTTCTAATGGTTCTACAAACATAGCACTAAGACCTAATGACATACAGTTTTTAGTCCAAAATTCGTTAACATAACCAGCATTAAATTTTACATCTTTTCCAATTTCTAAATTTTTAATACCTAAAACGTTTTCGTAGTATTGTGATACTTCATCATATGCCTGCGTTTTATTAATAAAGTTATCGCTAAACACATATCCGTTACCGTATCTATCTTGTGTTGGAATTCTCCAAACCCATCCGCTACTTAATGCAGTTGCTTCTGTCCAAGAAGGTATGTCCTCAGTTCTAGCTGTTGGAAATGCAATAGCACTATTCATTGGTAATTGATGAGAACAGTCTATCCATTGTTGTCCGAGTTTAGACGAAATTACTCTATTAAAACCACTACAATCTATAAAAAACTCGCTAGTATGTTTAGTACCTGTAGTATCAAGTAACGATTCTACATTACCTGTATTGTCTAAAATTACATCTTGTATGTCAACATCTAATACTTTAATAT